AGCAGAACAGCCACGCCATGAATTCGCTCGACACGTATTTCTCGATGGCGACTGAGGAGTCCATGTTCGAGGGGAAGATTTGCGTGGGGAATTCGTCGCCCTTGCCGATGTCGGCGGCATCGGTTTCATTGGTGGGCGTGAGCACCGAGAGCGCCGGGTTGGTTTTGGTGAGCGACCAGATTTCCGCGACCAGATTCTCGGTCGAGATGTCGGCCTGCGGCTTGAAGCCGAAGGCGATGCGCGTCTCCTGAATGTTCGCTGGGCAGCTAGTGCCCGCGAGCGGGTTGATGCCCTTGCCGTTCTTACCGCTCTTCGCCGGGGGCGGCACTTGCTGCGGCGGCGCTACTGGCTGCGTTGACATTGTAGTCTCCTGTTTCTAAGGTCTCGGTTGTGATCTTGAGGTAATCGACTCCCTCGGAATCGGTGACGCGCTCGATCAGCGTCACATTGGTCGGCAGCACGCCGTCCATCACCGGGCAGAACCGCCAAAACAGGTTTCCCGGTTGCGGAATGCCGTTCATGATCGCGGTTGCCAGATCCATCGCGGACTTGCCCTGCAGCGCGCGCCCGTAGATCTCGACCACGTGGTTGAAGCGCGTCATCTCCTCTTCGAGGAACCGCGTCTCGAACCAGACCACGAGCAGCGAGCCGCGCTGCGCCTGATATATGGCCTTCGCGACCGACTGCCTCGTTGGCGTCAGGTCGATGTAGGCGTCCACGGGATTGGTCGGCGCGAGCTGCGCCATCAGCTCGGGGATCGCTTCGAGCGTCGAGGCGATAGCCTGCACGAGTTGGGCGAGATCGATCATCTAGCCGCCCCATGGCGCACCCTGCGTGTTTCCCAGCGGAATCCAGGCCGTCTTCGCGTATTCGCCGTACTCCGCGTTGATGCCGGTGAAGACAGTATTCGCGTCGCTCACCGCGAAGCCGATCATTTCCACGTAGCCCTGAGAGCCGAGCGCGTGCGCCCTGGCCATCTGGGTGGTCGGCTCGGCGCGGATCACGTTATCGGCGGCTTTGCGGAGCTGGAAATTGCTCACCAGCAAGCCGGTCATTTTGTTGTCGCGGACAGGCCGTCTGTGCGTGAATTTTTGCTTGATGATCGCGTAGCGCACCGAGAGCTTCTTGGCCTGATTGCCATCGGCGTCGATGGCGTGCGCCCAGCGGTCCTTCTGCGCGGCCACCATCACCGTGCCCACACGCTTGAGCTGCGGGTCCGCGAGATTTGGCCCCCGCACGCGGCCCCCGCGAAACCTGACGCGAAATTTTGGCATTGATGGCATCAGAGCACCGGGTCCGAATCCTTCAGCACGCAGCGCGCGAAGCCGTAGGCAATCGCGTCCACGCGCTCCACCAGGAACGTGCGGCCATCCGGCGTCTCCACCATGTCGCCTTCCACGGGCGGCTGCGGCAGCGCCGAATCGGGCACGTCGATGTACGAATACCTGCCAGGGAAAACATCCTCGGGATCGACGCCGTCCTTGAGCACCGTTTCGAGGTCAACGGCCTGCGCCGGGTCGCCGCCGGGAAGATAAGTCACGGTGCCGCCGAACTCGTTGAGCAGCGCGCTCCAGAGCGCCGGAACGTGCGTGTCTGCGAACGGATAGCTCATCTTTCCTCGACTGCGCCGCCGGTCACCGGCCCCAGTGATCTCGCTGGCGACCGGCTGCGCTCCCACCCTGGTACGGCGAGCTAGATGACCTTCGCCTTCAAACTGGCGTCAGGCCGGAACGGGACCATGATCGGCGCGGACTGCAACATGATGAAGCGCGCGCTGGGATCGTACTGGACCCACGATTTGACGTAATAGGGCACCGGCTGCAACCCGATCTCCTCGTCGCGGATCGCGCCGAAGGCCTGCACACCTTCGAGCCTGGGCGATGACATGATCACCGTGCCTGCCGGAAGAATGGAGACCTCGGTGCCGCTCGCCGGATCGACGTACCAACCGGCGTAGACGAAAATGTTGAAGTTATCCACCGTGCCCATGAACTGGCCACCCTCGGTTACCTGCGCGGCCATCTCCATCGTGGGGAGCGCGCCGATGGTGCGATAGATGTTCAGGCGATTTTGCACGTTGTCGTTGGCGCGGAAAATCTTCCAGACATCAGACGTCATCACCACGTCCTGCGGATAGGTTCCGGTGTCTTCGAGGACGAGCTGCGCCCAGTCCTGCAGGTTGTTCATTGGTCCTGGCCCGGTGACGGTCCATGGATTGTTGGTGCCGGTCGAGCTGATGTCGATTAAGTGCGTGGCCTTGCGGCCAAAGTTGACGACCGTGGTCGGATACTTGTCGCCGCTGATGGTGGATTGGCCGGTGCAGAGCACTTCGCCGCACATAACCTCCAGGCGGCGTCGCAGCATGTTGAGCTGGTCTTGCATATCGAACGCGATCAGCGCCCGCAGCCGGTCCTGCGGTGACATCGTGCCGCCGATCTGCTCGCCTGCCGCGCGCTTCAGCGGACGGTTCATGTCGAAGACGCGCTTGTCTTTGATGTACGCCGGGGTGAACGTGTTCGTCACGTAGCCCTGCGTCGCCACGATCTGGCCCTCGACCAGCGGGCTAACGAACGGCGCGATGCGCCTTTTGCCTTGAATCACGTCGAAATGGATCTGCTCGCTCGCCTCGCTCTGCGTGAT